TTCATTTCAAAACGGGTTCCTTCACAACGAGGACATTTAGATATAGCCATAATTAAATTTAGTTAATAAGGTTTTGCACCCACAAGTTAACTAAAAATCCCGTGAACGCAAAGGCGTTATTTCGGAGCAATACCGACACGGGAGCTAAAATAAGGTTTTAAACGGATTTAAACACGGTTTTAATGATACTGCCAAACGACATACTGATACGCGCGACCTCGGACGGGCAAACCGTCTGGGTGTCGCAGCGTATGGTATGCGAGGCAAGCGGAGTAAGTGCCAAAGATTTGAAAGACGTATATCGAGTGCGTTATAAAGCCGCCCTTCCTCCCTCGTGGCAGAAGGTCGCCGATCAGGCGGAGTTCTTCCTGGGCGACAAACCCGGCAAGGCGTGGCGGTGGGGCCGCAAGGGCGGGCAGTACTACTACGACTACGACCATATCCCGAACCGGAAACCGACCTGCTACCGGGACCAGCTGCCGACCAAAGAGGAGCTGATCGCCGCCGTCGAGGGGCAGAACCTTCGGGGCAGCCGCGAGCGCCAGGCCGAACAGCGTCGGATGATCCGGGAACAGGTGCAGCTTCTGATCGACAATACCGACATTGCCTATTACGAGGAGTACAAGGTCGGAGACCTGGCGGTCTACACGCAGGATAAGGCCCGGCAGATGGCTGTTTCTGTCGCCTGGTGCCGTTTTCTGAAACGTGCCCTGTCTCGGAACGAATACAAGCGGCTCGGATTCCCTACGCAGGCCGATTTCCTCGTTCTGTGTGTCGATCTTCTCGCCGAAGCGTCCCTCGAGGGGCTGCGGATCAAGAACGCTGACAGTTTGCGCAAGAAGATCGGCGGCATTCCGGAGGACCCCGGCCAGCTCCGGGAGTGGCTCGTCTCGGGCAAATACGGCAACGATAACCGCCGGATCATCGGCAAGTTCGAACTGGTAGACTACACCACGGGCGAAGTGATGAAGATGGACGCCCACGAGACGGCGATTATGACCTACTGGCTGAATCCCGGAGGCTCGGAAAAGGATACCAAGCGGGAACTGTGGCAACTCTATGCGGGAGACATGGAGGCGATGGGTATTGTTCCCGTGAAGCCTTCGACGTTCAATCACTACACGAACACATGGAGCCGGAAAATGCTGTCGGCGAAGGAACGCCACGGCAAAAAGCATTTCAAAGATACCTATCGGCCCTATGTTCCGGCCAAACCGCTCGAGTTCGCTAACTCGCTGTGGGCCTCCGACGGTTCGGGCGTCGTACCATACCGCTATCAGGACCAATATGGCAAGTGGCGCATGATGAAGATATACGTGATGCTGATCTCGGATGTTGGCAGCCGCTACATCGCAGGCTATTCCGTGAGCCGGAAAGGTTTGCACCTCGAGGACGGCACGATGCTGCGGCAGGCGATGCGCATGGCGCTCGTCGACAACGGCAAGACCGAGGTGCTGGACTTCATCAGCGACAACCACGGCGCCTATACGGGCGAAGCCTCGAAGGCTTACCTGCAGCGCGTTTGCCGGAACTTTCGCACGATCGCACCGGGGAACTCTCAAGCGAACCCCGCCGAGGCCATGTTCCGGCTGTTTAAACGCCGTTTCAAGAGTTATTTCAAACTGCCTGAAACCTCGTGGAACGCCAGGAGCCTCGAAAGCATGGCGAATCCGGACTACTACGACATCATGGCCCTGCCGACCTATACGGAAGCTATCGAGAAACTGACGGTCGCCATCCGTGAATGGAACAACACGCGCCTGGAAAATGAACTCACTCCTTCGGAATGGTTCCATACACTGAAGAACGACCGGGCCGGACAATATACCGATCGGCAATACCGCCGGATCACGGGTGAAATGTCGAAGCGGGATTTAAGCTATCTACGGTCGATTTTGACGCTCGAACGCGACGGCAAGGAGTACAAGTTCGACATCCCGACGGATGCTGGCACTGTGGCCCTGATCGCGCAGCACATGGGGTATGCTTCATCGTTCAAAACGCATGTCTATTGGAACTCCGAAGGGGCTGATGTCTACACGACCGACGAGGTTTACATGTTCACTTGTCCGCCTGCACCGCTGGCGTCGAAGTCCATGACCGAAGCAACCCCCGACAGTCTCCGGGCTCTGGCTTACTACAACCGCAAAGGTGCAGAGTTCGAGGAGATGGTCGACGGGTTCGTCGAGGATGTCGAAGCGGCAAAGGCGGTCATGGTCCGCGGCTATGACTTCAACATCCGGGACAACGCCACCAAGGAGGATTACAACGCCGTGCATGAGCGGATCAGTGCCGCTGAATATGAACGGGGCCGTGCGAAGCGGGAGGCCAAAGAAAAACGCGCCCAGGACCGGGAGCGAAAGAAGGTAGATCAGGACCAACAGCAGGCCGTGATCGACTACCACAAAAATCACATTTCCGATTTGTCAAAATACATTAAATAAACGCTTTATGGAAAAAATCAAGAAAGACGAAATCATTACTGCCGCCAAGCAGTACATGCAGCGGCACGGCATGTCGCAGAATGCTTTGGCGAAAGTCTGCGGTATCAGCGCATCGTATTTATCCAACCTGCTGAACGGGGTCTATGAATACAAATCCGGGCCTGACAAGGTTACGGAAATCGCCGACCGCTATTTCATTACGATTGCATCGGTGATCGGCTTCGAGATCGAGCAAACCTTTTGGAAGGTAGAGCCTACGCCGCAGTTTGTGATCGCCATCTCGGCTCTCGAACGTGCGCATCTGAACTGCACCGCACGTTTCGGCGGCGTGAAGATGATCATCGGCGAAAAAGGCTGCGGCAAGACCACGGCGATCGACCAGTACTGCAAGGCCAATCCGACCAACACGTTTCGTGTGACGATCAACGCCGAGGACGGCATCCGAGACATCCTCGAGGAGATCGGTCGCTTGCTCGACCTCGACCTGCCGATGCAGAAAGGTGCACGCCTGCGCCTGATCGGTTCCGAGTTCCGGCGCCGTGCGCTGTGCGGGGAGCGCAACATGCTGATCCTCGACGAGGGCGAGAACACCAAACTGCCGGGTATCCGGGCCTATAAAGCCATCTATGACATGATCAAGGGATATGCGGCCTTTGCGATCGCCGGAACCGCCGATCTGCTGAAACTGCTCGACAGGCTCGAACTGCGCGGTGTCAACGGCGTGCCGCAGTTCAAAAGCCGGATGAAGGCGAACACAATTATTCTGCCGCCGATCGACCGGAAATTCGAGAACTTCATGTATAAGGTCAAGGATGAAAACCTCCGCAAAATCCTCGTCGAGCTCTGCACCGATTACCGGGAGCTCAACGACTACCTCGAGCCTGCGATCATCGCCGCGCACAAGGACGGCGTGGCGCTCACGGACGACTATTTCAGAACCATGTACGGCATAATGAAAAACAACAACAATGGGACAGCAAAACGGTATTAAAATCAGCCCGGAACTGATCGCGGAATTGCGCAGGTTTGCCGGGACAGTCGCCCAAACCGGGGCAAGCATCAACGAGATTATGAGTGTCGCGGATGCGATGCGGCAGACCTTCCTCGACAATTATTCGAAGGAGGCCCTGAAAGCGATCAAAACCATCAAATCGTAATCAGTATGCCCGAGATCATCGAACTAACCAAATCATCGGCGGCAAGTCTGGACTGTCTTTCATACATGATCGAATTGCGCCGTAAAAACATTCTCAAAGCAGAAAGTTTTCTGATGCAACACAGGGACAGCCTGTCCCCGGAGCGGATCGCGCAGATCGAGCAAGACCTGGAAGACATGCGTTCTGGCCTGCATAACATGGAGACCGACTATTGCAGTATCGCCGGGGAACCTTACACCGACAAACGTAATTCTTAATCAATATCACTATGAAGGACGAACTGAAAGACATGACCGCCGACCAGCTGGAACAGCTGCTCGAGCAGAAGCGGGCCGAGGAGCGCCAGGCCGCAGACAAACGGCGCCGGGACTATGAGGAGACGCGGGCCGACTTCGTGAAGCGTATGGCAGCCGAAACCCGTAATATCACTGGCCGGGTGCGCGAGTTCTACGACCTGGTCGTGGCCGAGACCGATGCTTTCCGAAAAATCATGCAGGAGTACGGAGCCACGCGCCGGGACGACCAGCTCGGCTACTCGGTGCAGGAGGGAGACTTCCGCCTCGAGGTGAAATGCAATCGGGTAAAATGCTTTGACGAACGGGCCGACGTGGCCGCCGCCCGGCTGATCGACTTCCTGAAGGCATGGATCGGCGGACGGGAGAAAGGGGCCGACGATCCGATGTACCAGTTGGCAATGACGCTCCTGGAGCGTAACCGCAAGGGCGATCTGGACTACAAGTCCATCAGCAAGCTGTATGATCTCGAGGCGCAGTTCGGCGATCCCGAATACTCGCAAATCATGCAACTGTTCAAAGAGAGCAACGTCGTTAACGGCACCGCCATAAACTTCTACTTTCACCAGCGCGACGAGCGCGGTGTATGGCACAAGATCGAACCGTCATTTAATCGCATGTAAGCCATGATCATCAGACCTTCCATATCCCTATTTATCATTCTCCTGGGGCTCAAATTGACAGATGCGGTCGATTGGTCGTGGTGGTGGATAACATGTCCGTTATGGGTCGATGCTTTTTTATACCTTATCGTTTTTGTTTGGTTCTTTTGTATAGAGATTCGCAAACAGCTACGTTCCTAATTCCCGAACGGTTTTCTGCGGCGGTTCGATTCCGCCGCCGGGAGCAACATGATTAAATTAAATATTGTAACAAAATGACCGAATTCGAACGCGGCGCAAAGGTTCGCCGGATCAATACCCTGATGTCGGCCTGCCGCCTGATCCCCAATCGGGAGGACATCCTGGCGTTGTGGGATGCCCGCAGCTATGACGAACTTACCGACGATGAGATCGTCGCCCTGCAGGCATATATGGAGTTTGCCCACCGGGCCAAGACGACCCCGGCCACTGACGCGATCCGGCGTCTCCGGTCGCAGGTCCTGGCACACCTGACAAAACTCGGGATGTACGCTTCGCCCGAGGACTGGACGAAGGTGAACCGTTTCCTGCTGCAGCGGCGGATATGCGGGCGTCTGCTCTACATGCTCGATGCGCATGAGCTGCAGGCGTTGGTCCGCAAACTGCGGGCGATCGGGGCCAAGAAGCCCGCCACGACCTCGCGGCCCTCGGTTCAGGTGACGCCGATCTACATCATTCCGGGAGGCGGCCCGACCGTGGTGAACTGACATAAAAAAAGCCCTGCAATATTGCTATCACAAGGCCGACCTGCTACAAAGATAGTCAATAATTGCGGAAAATGGCATACAACAACAAAAATCACATCCGAAAACGTGAGCATGCGGCACTGATCACACAGCAGTATTACGAACCCGGGCGGCAGGATCGGTGTCTGAAATGGGTATGGCGGAAGCACATCCGCGACCTGTTTCACGTAGAATATGCCACCTATCTGACCTGGCTCCGTAAAGAACGCGCACGCACGCAGCAGGACATCCGGCAACCAACTCTATTCGACTGAACAGCCCGACACGCAATGTGCCGGGCTGTTTCATTACGACCGTTCCGTGGCGATGTCGATCTCGACGCCTTCGGCCTTCTTTCGCGGCTTATAGGCTGCGTTGTCCGTTCCTCCGAACCGGAACTGCATGACGTATTCACGGATCGCATCTTCACGTTTCACGCGCCGCAGGGATGTGCGTGTGAGGCTCGAGAACTCCTCTCCGGACAATCCCTGCAGCTGGGTGTAGATCAACCTCAGCAGGGCGAACATGCGGAAGGCCTTGTTCCGGTCAGGCGCGGCGGCTGAAATATTTACGGGGTCGAAGTGCGCCACCCGCACAGTCAGGATCGCCTCGCCCTGCTGCACCTTCCGCGTGCAGTCCGTGAACTCGGCCTCGGCGATGTCTATCAGCACGCACGGAAAATTGACGGGCGGTCGCTCGTTGTAGAAATCCAACTGCCCCCAATCCTCGGCCAGGTAGGCGATCTTCTCGGGGTGCAGTTCCAGCAGCTTGTCCTGAACTGCTACCATTGCATTTTCAATCATTTTAAAGGCGTTTAAAGGGTGTTTTATCGGGGTTGCAGGGCTTTTGCAAGTTCCCGGAAAGCGCTCTGCAGGTTTTGGTGTATGACCTCCCGTGCCACCTGCCGGACGCGGGGATGGTCGCCGATCACTTGCCGCTGCGGAATCGTGATCGTGTCCTTCTTGGTCAGCGCCATGTTGCGCCAATACTGTGCCTTTGCCGACAGCGCACGGTTGCGCTGGGTGTTGCTGGCCTGGCGTTTCTTGGCAGAGGTGGTGATGCCTCCGGCGTTTTGGTAGTACATGGCCCAAAAGAATTTTCGCATCCGGGGTGTGATCTTTATCTTTCCGCCCCGGTTGTGCAGCCCCATATAGGGCGTATCGGTCGAGAACTCGACGCCGTTTCGCTGGATGATCCCCCGGAAGCTGCGCCGCCCGCGTCCCGTCACCTGCAAGAGCGATCCGCGTCCGCCGGGATAGGACCGATCCGGCCAGGGGCGGTCAAAGAACGCCCGCCGCTCGAAGTTGCGGTCGAACTCGTCGAGCAGTTCGACCTTCAGGTCGGTCAGGATTTTTCGCTTCAGGTCACGCATTTTTTTTCGGTTCAAATACAACGTCGTTCTTCTGCCGGGGTAGCGGCTTGTCGTGCGGCCGTCCTCCGGAGAAAATCTCATCCGGAATTCCCCGAGGAAATGCCTCGCAGAACTTGTAACCGTCATAGTGCTTGCATAGCAGGCACGTCAATACCAATTTCAGTCCCATTCTTTAAATATTGTAAGTAATTCGTCCGGCACGCCGTCCTTTCCGTTCATTTTGTAGGATGCGAACCATTCTGCGAAATATTCACCTGACGTAGTTTCTCCATAGACGCTGATGGGCTTCTTCTCCTTGAAGTATTCCGGCGCATCGGAATGATGGTGGATGTAGTGCCCGAGTTCATGATATACAGCACATTTGACTTGTGATTTCACATCCTCAAATAAACATGTGACAACATCAGGTATGGGCTGTTCGCCTCGTTTGATTTTATCGTTGATCTTCTCGATCTGATAAGTCCAATCCGAAATATTACTTTGTTCCTTCTTGATATACGCCTTCAATTCTTTATCAAGTCTCGGATTCTTCCCGAGCTTCTCTCTATACTGCTCGATCGATTTCTGCGCCCGCTCGATCTTGTTTTCGCGAATGGCGATGCCTTCCTCGAACGGTATAGGCTTTTTGTAAATATTCGACTTGAAACACTCGAGATTGATGTATATCTGCTTTCTGCCGTCATTGTAATGGCCTCCGATCCTCTGCTTAATCTTGGTGCTACCCGCACCCACATTATACCCAAGTATCAATTCATTGAGTTTGAGACGACCATTTTTTCCGACATTCTCGATAGCTTCAAGAATAATATTCGCCTGTTCTATGGATGCTTCTGAAATATCGGCCTTGCGAATGCCGACTTTTTTCAGACGTTCCATCACCTGCTCCTTTGTTTTTGCGCTGACAAAGCGGTTGTCTGCAAGCCTTTCAACGGTCTCTTTTGCCTTAATCGAGAGGTTGTAATACGGATGGTGCTTCGGGAAGATCACTTTATCCATGCCGGGATTGAAACGGAACATTTCAGCGCGGTTCCGGCCCTGGCTGTCGAGGTCCGTGGTAGCTTCGCGTACAAGCTGCAGAACTTCGCTCCGGTCGGTGTAATCGTATTTGCCCTTACGGACCTGCACGACCCGGCACCGACATTTCCATCCGTTCGGCGGCATGATCTCCGACCAGCACGGATCGTCCTGCGGGCGGGTCAGTCCTTCGAGCTTCGCATGCGTAGGCCGGACTTTGCCGTCGTTGGCCGTGCGGTATTGCAGATCGTAATCATCCCCGTCGCGCTCGATCTCGGCCCACTGTGCCGCCGATTGTGCGGAATGTACGGCGAACTCGTACTCGGCTTCCAGGTAGCGCTCGTTGTACTCGGGATGTATTTGCTTCACCTCCTCGAAAAACTTGCTGAACGGTTTGATCTGTCCCTGATCATCGCGCAAGAGCTGCGAAGCCTCACGCAGTTCGTGGTAGGTCTTACAGCCCGAGAATACGAACACGTCGCGCCCGAGTTTGTCGGTCATTTCTGTCGGAATGTCAGCATCTTTCAGTCCGATATTGACCCCTTCCATCAGGGCGTCGGTTATTTCGTCGATCAGCGTCCGGATCGGCTGATCCTCGAGCATGTCGGGGCGGAAGTCCCCGGCCTTCTGCAGGTGCTTTGCGGCATTGCGGAATGTCGACAGACGCACGACAGGTTTTTTGCCGTTGCCGCCATCTGCGGCCAGCGTCACCGGATCACCCAGTCCGTAGACCGCCGCCAGTCTTTCGTGCAGCCCCCTGTACGCAATCAGGGGGCGGTGGCGAAAAAATCGACTTCCTGGGGCTGCGGCACCGACAGCGTTTCCGACAGCTGTCCCGGCACGGTGAAGGCCTTATCGGTACACACGATGCCGAATTTCTCCTCGATCCAGTCGTTAGGCACATCTTTAAACTGAAGGAGCTGCACGACCATCGCCCACAGTTTTTCGATGTCTTCCTGCTGCTGCCAGGAGAAGACGCTGCCCGCGGGCAGGACGCCGATGTACACCAGGGCGGGGATCACCGTGGAATTCCAATATCCCGCCAGCATCTTACGGTCAGCCATCACCAACTTCTCGAACAGTCGAATGCTGCTCTCCTCTTTGGATCGGTTGCCGTTCACGGTGTCCTGGCCGATCACGGCCCCGTTCACCAGCACCGAAACCGCCTCCTTGCACAGGGCGATCAGGTTGTTGTAGACATCACCATTGGTGTCGGCTCCCTTTGCGAATTGGAACTCCTCCGTGCGGTCGATGATGAAGTATGCCGCCGCACCCATGTCACGCAGCATGGCCTCGGCACGGTCGAGCATGGCGGGGTCCTGCGTGTCTGTCTTCATAAACCGGGGCGGGATGCCGTATATCTCGCAGAGCTCCGACCAGCAGGACTGTGCGAAGCGCATGAACAGCACATGCGGTACGGCCTTGTTCAGCAGTCCGTAGTCGTGATCCTTGCCGAACTCCAGGATGAAATTCCCGAACTCCCGGACCTCGCGGTACTGGAGACCCTTACTGTCGTCCTCCCGAAACAGCAGCATCCCCTTCTCGGGAATCACGTTCTGCCGGGGCAGCAGGGTGACGGCCACGGGTTCGGTCTCGTCCCCGGTTGTCGTGAGCTCCACGAGCGTATGGCCGTACATCACGCTGTCGAGGATGTGAGTGTTGAGCTCCGTGACCCATGACGCTGCATTGAGGGCTGCCGTAGCCTGGTCGTCGATCTTGTCGCCTACCTTAATCTCGAAAGGTGTCAGCAGCGTCGCCTTCTGCCTCAGTTCGATCTGTGAGGTGAGGTGTGCGCAGAGCATCACATCGTCGTAGAGATTCATCAGCCGTGCCCGGCGCGGGTTGTCGACGTTATCCGCCGCTCGCAGCGCCGACCGCCAGGTGGCGATGTCGGACCGGGTCCGCGACAGGGTTTTCGGGACGATACTGCGGATGTACCCCTCGCGTCGCCGGGCTGTTTTCGGGGTATTCGTTTTTACGGCCAAATTAGCGGTCTTAGCCGTGACGCCGGGGGTTTTCCTGCTTTTGTTCTTTTTCTGCATTGTGCGAACGATTAAAGGGTGTTTAAACGGTGTTTAGTCGTCGAAGTCGTGGCGGAATTTGCGGCGACTACCCATCCGGGCCGTGATGCGGACCTCGCCGTCTTCGGTTTTGAGCAGCGGCAGGCCGGGGGCGAGAGGCTTGTCAGTCCCTTTCACCCCCGATACTTTCTCAAGCCAGTCGATCGCCGCCCGGCGGTATTCGCTGACCTGCTCGAAGATCAGATCGGTGTTCGCCCGGCGGCAGAGGTTCCACACCGCGATGTTCTTGCAATGCTCCAAAAGTGTGGCGTGGCGGTCCTCTCCCGTTGCCGAGAATATCGCCTCGCAGTCGTATTTGGCGTTCAGGTAGCTCCGCGCCTCGTCGATGGCCGCCAGGATCGCCATGCGGATCGTGACGGTGCTGGTAGTGATACTCTGCAGCTGGTACTCGCTGATAGCCGTATATAAGTCCTCCTTCTCGATGAACATGGCTTACAGGCTTTGATATTCGTCGATAGCGTCGAAGCAGGGGCAGGCCTTCATCCACTCCCAGGGCTCGATGATCCCGTCGCCGTTCAAGTCGGGCGAAAAGTCACGGTGCCCGCAGATCATGGCGTCGGGGAACTGCTCGCGGAGCTGTTGCAGCAAGTAGAACATCGACGCCTTCTGTTCCTCGGTGCGGGTATCTTTAGGCTTGCCGTCGGCATCCAGTCCTCCGATGTAGCAGATGCCGATGCTGTTGGCATTGCTGCCCTGCACATGGGCTCCGATCTCGGCGATGTCGCGGCCCTTGCGGAGCGTGCCGTCGATCTCGATCACGTAGTGGTAGCCGACCTTGCGAAATCCCCGCTGACGGTGCCAGCGGTCGATATCTTCGATGCCGAACGGCACCCCTTCTTTGGTTGCGCTGCAGTGCAGCACGATGTACTTGATTTTACGCATATTGATTAGTATTTGCGGTTTTCCCGGCGGCCCACGCGATAGGTGCCTTTCACCTGCCGGAATACGGTATTGAGTTTCGAGAGTGCGCCTTCGCCCGCATCAGGCCCGTCGACGGCCACGCCTCCGCCCTTCTCGAATGCGAGGTACTGATCGACGAGCTCCTGGAAGTCGGGGCTGTCCCGCTCGTCGATATTGAACCACACATTTCGGCGCTCGAAATAGGACTGCGTAGCTTCGATACGGTCGTACTTGTCGGCCTTCGGTCGTTTGTCTGCCTGTACGGGGATGTAGTAGCCGCGGGCGTCGCCCTCGGCATCGAAGTCATTGACGAACTCGTCCATCGAGAACAGACCCTCGATCCAATAGCGGACCTTGCGGCAGTTGCGCAGCTCCGTCGTTTCGTACAGATCATAGAGCCATTTCGCCAGGACCGTGCGGGACTGCTGGCGCAGGAAGCAGTAGATGAAATGAAACTCGCGGTCTTTTTTGCCGACGAGGATCATCCCCTTGTGGCAGGCCTGGGCCTTGTAGGAGAGGTCTCCGTAGAAGACCAGGGCGTCGTATTCGTTCAGCGGCAGCATCTTTTTCCATTGGATGTCCTCAGCTTTGAACACCTTGCCGTCCTCGACGTGGACGTGCATGTATTCGCGCATGAACGACCTCGAGGGGATGCTGCGGTACTTCTTGCGCCAGTACTCCGCCGAGGTCTTCTCGGGCCAGTTCGGTTCGAAAGTCGTCAGGTCCTTCACGGCGGGCACCGTCAGGACGTATTGAATCGGCTGCTCCCCATCCTGGCGGGATTTCTCGGCCAGCACCTTCAGCTGCTTTTTGAGGCGGTTCGTGATGCTGTTCTTGTGGAAGTTATTGTTAGCATACACGAACCGCCGGGTCGATCCGTCGGCCTCGTCGAAGCATCCCATCAGGTCCTCGAAGATCCACTCGACAGCTTCGCGCATCAGACGGTCGTTGTTGACATGGCGGCGTGTGTCTACATCATCCACGGCGATGTAGTCGGGTCGCTGCTCCTCCTCGCGGACGCCGCGCGGGTCCTGGCCGAAGCCCAGGGAGGTGAAGCGCACACCGTCCGAGGTCAGAAACTCCCCGGACGACCAGTCGCCCTGCTTGTAGCGGCTCCCGTAGTCGTTGATCAGACGCTTGTTGAACACCAGTTGCGCCTGGCATGCCGAGAGCAGTTTATGTGCCTTGTCCTCCGTTTCGCCGATCAGTAGCATGTAGCGCATGCGGCCCGTGTACATCAGGTACAGCGGAATGCCCATGTCGATATGCACGGATTTCGCTCCTGAGCGGTAGATGATCCACATGGCCATGATCACGTCGTGGTCGATGATCTCCTGCGCACCCGTGCGATGGAACCACGCACAGGGCACCTTCGCATAGTTCGGGAAATAGTACTCGAACCAGGTGACATAATCCCTTTCGAGGCGTTTCACGCGGGCGATCTTGTCCGCCAGCGGCTCGTGAATGTTTACGACCGAGGCTTTAGCTATGCGACGGCAGTGCTCCTCGTAGTTGTCGAGGAGCTTCTGAAACTTCTTGTCGATGTCTGCCATGTGCCGCTACTTTAAGGAATCGACCTGTGCCCGACGCTGGATGAACATGCGATGCAACTCCGTCTGTCGGGCGATCTCCTGCGGAGCCACCTCAGCGATGAAGTTGTCGACCTCTTTCAGGACGGTGATCACCACCGTTAGAGGCACCTTTCCGTCGAAGTATTGCAGCGCCTTTGCAATCTTCGACAGACCGTCCGTGTCAATACGTGCAGGGTTGCCGTCGGCCACGTTCTGCATTTCGTCCAACAGCAGCTCGCGGATTTTTCCGGGAGCTGCCAGACTGGCCTTGCGCTTTTCGTCCCACTTCATGCCTCGCCGCCATTCGGACAGCGTGGCCTCACGGATACCGAGCATGTCGGAGATACCCGCGCAGGTCATTCCCTGCTCGACAAAACAGTTGTAAGCCGCTGTGTATAATTTGTGCTTTGGAGTTGTCATAGACCTCTTTTTTGTGCAAAGATGGCATGCCGAAACGCGAATGCGAAAAATAGTTTAATACCTTAAAACTCTTTTTGTTACGGCGAATTTTAGGGCCTATGTTTGCGTCAAAAATAAGGCGCATGACTTTACCGAAATTCATTTTTAACGACGAAACGAAAAAGAACTCGCACGGGTTCTTCCTGCTTAACGGCGGCGGCAAGTTCGAACGCTTCCAGGAGTATTCCCCGATGCTCGACAACCACGATCTCAACCGTCTGATCGGTCGCTGGGACAACCTGCATGTCGAGGGGGCGCTGCTTGTTGCCGATCCTGTCTTCGACGACGGGATCACCCTGGGGGCGGAACGCAAGGGACAGGTCGAGCGCGGGTTCCTGCGCGGAGCATCGCCCGGCATCATCATCCTGCGGGCCGAGTACCGCACGAATCCGGCAGGCGGTGAGGACCTCTATGTCACCGAGTGGGAACTGTTCGAGGGTTCCGTAACCTCCGTGCCGTCGAACGCCGGAGCGGTAACGCTCAAAATCTACACGGGCGACGGGCACCTGGTCGATGACGGCGATGTGCGCCTTCATGTCGACAACATCGTGAAACTCTGCGCGGAGGGTTCGCCGCAGGGTCAAATCCCTAATATCAAAACAATGGAAAAAATCACCCTTTCCGCCGAGGCATACGCCGCTCTCGGCATCAATCAGGACGCGGACGCTACGGCGATGAGCAAAGCCATCGTGCAGTTGGCCGCGGACCGCAACAAACACAAGGAGACTGCCGATGCCCTGCAGACGGAGATCGACACGGCCCGTAAGAAACGCGCCGAGGAGCTGGTCGACCTGGCTGTCGACCAAGGCAAGATCGGAGCCCCTGCCCGTGAGAAATACGTCGAGCTCGCCATGAAGGATTACGACCTGGTGTCGGAAACCCTGAAGGCCATCCCCGCGAAGGTCTCGCTGGCGGCTGCCGTCACCAAGATCGCCGGGAACGTGATTCCGGCCGATCGCCAGAACTGGACGCACCTGCGCTGGCTGAAGGAGGACCCCGCAGGCCTTGCGAAGATCAAAGCCGAGAATCCCGAGGCTTTCGAAGCCATCCGAAAAAAGCACAACTAATCAAAATCAGACAGATATGCCTATCGAAAAAGAACTTTGGACTGACATCATCAAAGAGCAGCCCATCCAGGAGGGTGACTTCCTGAACGAATCCGAAGACCTCAGCGCCCTGGTCGACAACAACACGCTGCACCTGGCCGAGGCAGGTGTCGAGCCGGAGGTATTCATCGACAACGACACCTATCCGGTCGGTATCGTACAGCGCGAGGACGTGCCGAAGGACATCCTGCTGCACACCCTCGACACGAAGAACACCGTGGTACGCAACATCGAGCAGATGCAGGCCGCCTACGACAAGATGCTGAGTGTGACGCGCGGTCATGTGAACGCCCTCACGCGCAAGCGTCGGGCACTGGCTGCCTACAACTGGTGCCCGTTGCAGGACGGCGAGTTCACGCCCGTCCTGGTGACGACTGGTGAACTGGTCAACGGTCGCCGTCGCCTGACGTTCGACGACCTCGATCTGCTCGAGGCGAAGTTCAAGGCAATGGAGGTCGACATGACGCAGCTGTGCCTGGTCCTCACTACGGAGCACGAAGCCGACCTGAAGTCCGAGAACCGCAAGCTGTACAAGGAGTACATGCGCGACGGGAAGATCGGCAATTTCAAGGTCTTCAGTTACCCGCATCTGCCGTACTTCGACACCGAGACAGGCAAGAAGCAGGCCTTCGGTTCGGCCAAAGGCGAGAACAGCGCGATGGCGTCGATCGCCTGGATTCGGACCGAGGTGATGCGTGCGACGGGTACGGTCGATGTCTTCCACCGCGAGAAGGACCCCGAGGCCCGCGGCGACATCCTGGGCTACCAGCAGCGTTTCTCGGCCCTGCCCCTGCGCAACAAGTACATCGGAGCCATCTATTCGGGTAAGTAGTCATGGAAGGAGCTATGCAGTATCTCGGCCAGTATGCGATCAAGTCGGCCCTGGTGGCCGCAGCCTATTTCGCACCATGCAAGGAGGTTATCGCCATAGTGTTTCTGTTTTGGCTCGCCGATCTCGTCTTCGGTGTCCTCGCCAGCAAGAACCGGCACGCACCTCGATCGTCGCGCCGAATGCGCAAGAGCGTAGGCAAACTGATCGGCTACATGGCCGCGATACTGCTGGCCTTTCTGATCGACAAGCTCGTCCCGAATCTGTGGATCATTCCGCACCGACTGATGGCGGCCTACCTGTGCGTCTGCGAACTTATCTCGATCCTCGAGAACCTGGCGATCATCACGCAGGCCAAAGCCTTCGTGTCGCTGATCAAACTGATCCGGGGCAAGAACGATGAAAACGTAATTTACGATCTGATCAATGAGAAAAATGCTGATTATTCTGCTCGCAGCCCTTTTGGCCGCGTGCAGCCCAAGCCTCAGACTGCAATCTTCGCAGACGGCGGCGACCGATACGGTGATCGTGACCGAACAGGTCCGGGACACGGTGGTAGTCCTCGAACGCGACCAGTCGATGATCCGGGCGCTTCTCGAATGCGACAGCCTGGGCCAGGTGCAGATGCGCCGACTGATGGAGTATCAGGCGGGGAACCGACTGAGGCCTCCCGACATCGAGGTCCGCGATAATGTCCTGACGGCTACGGCCCAGGCCGACAGTATGGCTATTTACCTGACTTTAAAAGACCGCATCGAACGCCATACGTCCACCCGCAAAGAGTTACAAATCGTCGAGGTCAACCGCCTGAATACCTGGCAGCGGACCTGGATGCGTATCGGACAGATTTCAGCCCTGCTGCTGATCCTGTTCGGGGTCTTTAAAACCCGCAAACTGTTAAAAATCTGAAAACATGGATATTAAGAACATGAGCGCTCAGGAGCGCAAGGAGGAGCTGGACCGCCTGGCGGATGCCACGAAGGCCGCGAAAGCCGAGGGCAAGACTGCGAAAGCGCAGGTCTCGGAGGGCAAAGCAGCCGTGAAAGCCGCAAAAACCGTCGAGGAGAAGGCTTCTCTCAAGGAGAGCCTGGCGGCCCTGGAAGCGGCTTATCAGGCCGCCACGGCGAAGGTCGCTGAGGCCGTGGCCCGGGAGGCTGATTTCCGAGCCGAGGCCAAAGCCATCGAGGACGCCGAGAAGGCCGAAGCGGATCAGGTCCGTAGGGAAGCCGAGGAGGCCGCTGCAGAGCAGGCCCGGAAGGCCGACCCGTTCAAGGCCCTGGCCGAGAAGTATGCGAAAGCCTATCCCGACTGCAAGGCATTCCACATCACCAGCGACAAGCAGGTGTTCCTCGACAAAGACAAGAACCTCGCGCAGTACCATCAGAAGGGCCTCGGCGAGGGCGAAGTACGAACCGTTAACGTGCGATAATCATGGCATTACCTAACGTAACTATCAAACTCGAGAACGGGAACCTGGGCCGTGTCGCACAGAGCGACGACGGTGTCGCCGGGCTGATCCTGACGGGCGCAGCCGTCGCCGACAAGCTCGCGCTGAACGAGGTCTACCTGATCAATTCCTCGCGGGACATCGCCCAGCTGGGCATCACGGCTGAGAACAATCCCCTTGCATACAAGGAGCTGACGGCCTTCTATACGGAGACGGGCGACGGCGCCGAGCTGTACCTGCTCGTCGTCTCCGAGGCGACACTGCTCTCGCAGATGTGCAGCCTCGAGGAGGGCTCGCCGCTGAAGAAGCTGATCACCTACGCCAAAGGCCGCATCCGCCTGGTCGGCATCAACCGTCTGCCGTCTGCCGAGTACAGCGCCGACACCACGGAAACGGGCATCGACAAGGATGTCGTGACGGCGGCTGCCGCAGCGCAGTCCGTCGGTGAGAGCTTCGCCCGGAAGGTGATGCCCTTCCGGTGCCTGATCCCCGCTGCAGGCTGGGACGGCACGACCGACAAGCTCTACAAGCCCCGCGAAGGCAGCACCAACCGCGTCGGCTTCATCATGGCCTGCGACGACCAGGCGAACAAGACCGCCGCAATCGGGCAGATGCTCGGACGTGCCGCACGGATTTCCGTAAACCAGTCTTTGGCCCGCGTGAAGTCGGGAGCGATCGCCGCCGAGGGATGGCTGACCAACGGCAAGACCCCCGAGGAGTGCGACGCGATGCTCGACCTGCTGGACGAGGCAGGTTATATCATCTACCGCTCCTTCCCGAAAAAGAACGGCTACTACCCGAACGACGACCACATGGGGGCCCCGCTGTCGGACGATTACAGCAACCTGAACTACGGACGTGTGGCGGACAAGGCCATGATCTACGCCTATACCGCCTACATCGAGGAGATTCAGGAAGACATCGAGACCGACGACGAGGGCAATATCCCGCAGGAGATGTGCTCGTACTACGAACGCCTGATCGACAACGCCGTCGCGGTGGCGATGCAGGGCGAGATCAGCGACTTCAAATCGTATGTCGATCCGGCGCAGAATGTTCTCTCGACCCGTCGCATGACGGTTTCGTGCAGGATCAGGCCGCGCGGTATGCTGCGGGACATCATCGTAAACCTCGGATTTGAGAATCCGGCAATCAAGCAGTAGCATGAAAATACGAATCAACGGAAAAGAATACGACTGGGGCACCATCAAGATCATCATGTGGGGCCGCCCGGTAGTCGGTGCAACAGGCGTCGACTACAAACTTGCCAAGGCGAAGGAGGCCTTGTATGCTGCGGGGCGTTCCGCCAAAGGCATCCAGCACGGTCAACGGGCCGCGACGGGAACCCTGACGCTGCTGCAGAGCGAGATTATCGCCATGAACCGCGCCGCCCGTGAAAAAGGCTACAAGGACATCCTCGACGTGGATGTGGATATTCTGATCTCCTACATCCCCGAGGACAGCACGGCCATCACGGTCGACCAGATCATCTGCGCCTCGTTCTCGGAACTCCCCTCGGGCATGAAGGCGGGCGACATGAAAAGCGAGCACGCCATGCCGTTCGTCGCTCTCGACATCGACTACGACATCGCGTCGAAATAAAACAAGCCCACGGCATCGGACCGTGGGCTGTTTAAACACTCTTTAAAACCACACAAAAGAGCATTATGGAAAAGAAGGATATGACCGCGAAAATCGCGGCATGGAAGAAGAAACACGGCGACGTGTTCGCCTATGAGGTCGACGGTAAGACCTGCTACCTGCATCGTCCGGGACGTGATGTGATCGCTGCCGCATCGGTGGTTGGCAAAGAAGACCCATTCAAATTCGCCGAGATCATCCTGTCGAACTGCTGGCTCGGAGGCGACGAGGAGCTACGCGACGACGACCGCTATTTCATAGGTCTGTCACAGCAAATTTCGCAGATCGTAGAGGTCAGGGTCGGGGAAATAAAAAAACTCTGAGCGGCACCGAGGTAGTGAAAGGTGACGGGTGGCTGCATGCAGGCAACGCCCTGATCCGCTCGGTGCTGCACATGGACCCCGACACGCTGTCGGACGAGGCGTGGGGCTTTCAGGTGAGAATGGCCGAATGGGTGGAGAATGAGCGGGTACGCAGATATACGCCTACCGCTTAGTCTGCCACAGGCCGCGCCACCTGTCGATGTGCACAGCACACTTAAATCCTTCACCCAAAAGGTAAAGCAAAGCGGCAGCCACAAAGATCAAGAATATCCAACCTGCAACAGTCATAGCAATACAATTTCTGCAAATATATGGATAATCGCGCAAATTATCAAGTAAATATCGACGGAAATGTTTTCGTCGCGGTGCAGACCCTATTTGCAGAGTTCACAAAGATCGTGCAGGTCGTCGAGAAAGTCGACGAATCGGTGCAGAACTCGACCCGACAGATTACGGAACATGTTGACAAGTCGGCCAATGCGTTTGGCGGTCTGCAAAAACAGATCGAGCGAATCAGTCTGACTTCCGTTATCGAGCAGGTCAAACAATTAGCCGAAGGCGTTGCGAATTTAACAGGCCCCGGCATCGGCTTCGAGCAGTCGATGGCTGATTTGTCGTCGATCACGGGTATCGTAGGCGACGATCTGCGCGACCTGGGAAAGGTTGCACGACAGACGGGTAAGGACAGCGGACTGGGAGCCCAGCAGGCGGCGAATGCCTTTGCCCTGCTGGCCTCGCAGATTCAGGTAGACAAGATCGGCATGGAGGGGCTGAAGGCCCTGCAGCAAAACACCATCACGCTTTCCCATGCTGCGGGGATGTCGATGAACGATGCCGCCACAGCCCTGGCCGGAACAATCAACCAGTTCGGTCTTCAGGCTACGGAGGCCAACCGGGTGATCAACATTCTGGCGGCAGGTTCGAAGTACGGAGCCGCGGAGATCGTCGATCTTTCGCAGTCGTTCAAGGTCGTCGGTGCGGCGGCCAATGCCGCAGGCCTCACGGTCGAGGACACGGCAGGTGCGATCGAGGTTCTTTCGAAAAACAACCTGAAGGGTGCCGAAGCTGGTACGGCCCTGCGCAACATCATGCTGAAGATGCAGACGACGCTCGGGGTGGACTTCCGCAAAAACAGCTTCTCGGATGCCCTCGATGCCCTGAAGCCCAAACTGACGGATGCCGCCTATCTGTCGAAAGTGTTCGGCATGGAGAACATCGCCGCTGCGCAGTTTTTGATCAAAAACTCGGACGCCGTGGCCGAAATGACCGCCCAGGTCACGGACACCAATGTCGCCCAGGAGCAGGCCGCGATCCGCACCGACACCGTGCAGCAGATGATGGCCCGCTGCCAGGCCCGGATCGACGACCTGAAGATCGGATTTTTCGAACTTACGGGGTCGGCTGGCGGTTATGCCACGATCATCGCGCAGCAGGCTGTGACTGTTTCGCAGCTCTTACCCCTGCTCGGGCTGTTCGGCAAGGCGATCGGTTTTGTCACCAGTGCTGAAAAACTGCACACCTTGTGGGCCGGAGCCGTAAAGGCGGCAACGGTGGCATGGACGGGCGTACAGTGGCTTTTGAATGCTTCTCTGTGGGGCTGTCCGGTCACCTGGATCGTGGCAGGGATCACGGCCCTGATCGCCGTCATCACCGTTTGCGTTACGAAGGTCGAGGGCTGGGGCAAGCAGTGGGACAGCGTCGTCAAGTTTATGAAGCTGACGGGCAAGTTGTTCGTCGAAACGATCAAGTACGAGTTCAGCACGATGGTCAACGGCATTATGATCGGCCTGGATTACATAAAACTCGGGTGGTACAAGTTCAAGAAGGCCGTAGGCCTGGGCGACAATACCGAAAACGAGGCGATGATCTCGCAGATTTCGGGCGACATCGACAGCCGCAAGAAAGCCATCGTCGACGGGGCCAAGAACCTGAAGAACCTCGCCCAGGATGCCGGGAACTCCCTCTCTTGGGAACTTTCCTGGAAGGGCGGCAAAGAGGGTGCGCC